CCCCCGGTGGCTGTGGATAAGCCCCGGGGCCCCGCCCTCCGTGAAACGCGCGCGTGAAACAGTCTCAATCGCCGCCCGTGCCGTCCCCTGCCGGCTTGCCCTGCACCTGGTCGATGGCGTCAAAGTGCGCCCCGAGCTGCTGTTCGATATCGGCAACGCTCTCGCGCACCTCTATCCACTTGCCGTCCACGGCCATCTGCACATTCGCCGCCACACCGTGCCAGCGCTGGCTCGGACCAGCCTGCTGGATCATGGCGATCTGGCCCGGGCTCACCAACAGCGCGCGGCCGTGAATGTCGGTCAACCGGATCATGGGCTCACCTCGCCACACAACGTCAGGCTCAGCTGCGGGTCCAGCTGCTGGAGTCGCTGCTGGTGCTCCACCTTGCGGCGCTTCCAGCGGTTCATGTCCTTGGCACAATTGGAGACGTGCTCCCGCTCTTGGCGGTATTCCACATACGCCACGTTCCAGCGCTCCATCGCGCCCGATGCCCGGGTGCGGATGAACTCGGCCATCCGATTGAAGGCACGGATGAACGCCCAGCGGACCTCCGCAGCCTTCTTGCCGGTGAAGGCCAATGCCACGGCCATGAAGCCGTCCTTGGTCATCAGGTAGTACCGCTGCGGCTTGCCGTTCTGTAATTGATTGATTTCATGACAAACCTCAAAATTGAGTTTTGCCGATTCGTCCGGCGCGTCCTCGACGGCCTTGTGGATCGTGCGCAGAACGTTGTCGTGCCGCTTTCCGAAGTACTTGGCAATGCGCCTGCTGTCGGTCATTGGCTGCCCGCCGGCCAGCATCACCATGTCCTGGATGGAGTCGATGTTCATTACCTGCTCCTGTGTGATCTGCCTGGATAGAGGGCGCGGCCAGCCTGTCGGGCAGGACGGCAGGCGTTCGGTCGCGAACCTAGGCCGCGTTTGAAACAAGAAACCCGGCACTTGGCCGGGTCTCAATGTGTTCTGGGTTGGAATTCGGTTTCCCGACTATTTGCGGTCGGCCGCTATCACTGCCTGGCATGCCCGGACGTGGTCGTCGGCGTCTCGTCCGATTTGAACAAGAGCGCCCGCGACCTCTGCTCGTAGTTGGGCTGCCTGGTCACGTTCGATGGAGCCGGCGACGGCTTCGGACAGGCGAGAGGTGTTGCAGGTGGCGAGGTCGTCGCGCAGCTGGAGGCTGCCATCACGTACGCCAGCTGCAACAGCAGCAGGGACGGCCTCGGCCGCAGTGCGGTCTTCTTCATGCTTTGCTCCAATGGCGGCCAGCGTCTCGGCCTGGGCGTGCTCGGTGGCACGGGTCTGGTTCACTTGTTGCGCCAAAGCGGAGCTGGTGCTGGCTTGCTGACGAGCTTCGGCGCCCTCAGCGCGATCATCACGCCAGGCCCAACCAACGCCGAACATGGCGCCGGACCACAAGATGAAGGCGGCGACTACGATGGCGATGCGCATCACGATCTGCCCTCGCACATCGCCCGCTCAGCGGCCCGGCGGTTCACCAGGCCCTGCACCCGCTTGCCACCGGCGTACACCCATCGATCCAGCTCCGGACACCAGGTCGTAGCGGGCTGGCCAGCGTTGATGCGGCCCACCAGCGTAGAGCGGCAGGCAGCGCCCACGCCCACGTTGTAGGTCCAGCTCAGCAGCGCCGCAGCCTGGTGGGGTTGCAGTGGGACGCGGATGCATGCCTGAATGCCTGTCAGGTATTGCCCAAGCCGGCTGTTCAACTTTTCGGCGCACTCCTGCTCGGTGTAGACCGCCTTTTCCGGACGGCTAGTATCGCCGTAGCAGTAGGTGGCAATACCGACCATGTCGATATAGGGAGTCGGCGAGTAGCCCTCCCATGGCTTTACCAGCGCGGCGGCAGCCAAAGCAATGACGGCGGCTGCGCTGCTGCCGATGATCTTGGCCTTCATGCCCGCGCCCTCTGCCGCCACTCGCGAACCCAGCGCCAGCCCAGATAGCTGATCTGGCCCACCAGGTAGATGATCGTCAGAACCACCACCACGCGATCGAGGTTCGCTCCTGCGGCGACCGCGCCGGCCACCGTCACCGGTGGGGCAGCCTTCGCTACAGCACCAGCGGCAGTGCCAATGATTTCGTCCTTCATGGTGGCCCCGTAGCTCGTCCGGTTCGGCATATGCCCCTCCCGGTTGATTGGTGCCCGCCCCTGGCGCCGGCAGGGCACGAGAGTTTGTCCGGCTGGGACGCGGGCAAAGAAAAAGCCCCGGCTGTGCCAGGGCTTGCGATTGGATGGTGGCAAGTTTGCGGTCCTTTTCGATGACCCAGGAAGTCATCGCTATCACCCATAGCGGTATCGGCTCCCGAGGTGCGTCCCTCACCGAATGCTCGGTCGAGTGAAGCCGACACCGCTATGAATGGAGCGGGCCATGGGAATCGAACCCATGTACTCAGCTTGGAAGGCTGATGCCTAAACCGCTCGGCCAGGCCCGCGAACCAGCTCCAGAAACGACGAACCGCAGGTCACTGGACCTCCCGAGTCCAGGCCTGCGGCCGTTGAGTGCGGGTTGACTGGAACCTCGCCCACGGTAGCTACTGTGGCCTAAGTCTGGTTCCCACTGCAACTGCGGTAAGGTTCCTTACCGCAGTCGGGCGAATGCGGTAAGGTTCGTGGCGACTGCGGTAATATTTGTGAAGGCTAGTTCGCCGAGTTACAGCGCAGCTTGCGTGATTCGTTCTCAAGAACGAAACCCAGTCCGTACATTTTAGAAAATTGTTTTCGTAACTTTCTTCACTCCGGCAACAAGATCAGCAACCTGTTCCACCGTGGGCTCCACCGCCTTACTGTGATCGCAGAGATTTCTAACATCGCCCAGATGCTGGATAAACCTCCACTGCGGTACGTCTATCACTTCTGCACTCTTTAGAAGCTCGTTAAGGTCAGATATGCCCGGATTCTTCTTTGCGACTTTAATGGTGTGATTCGAGCATACCTGAGCCAAATGACGTTCAAGAACAACACCAGCCATTGCCCCTGCAGCCCGAGTGAAACGCTGTTTTAGCAATGCCCCAGCGGCATCCAACTCAGAATCAAACAAATCAGCTTGAACAAGTTGACTTAAATCGAAGAGAGAGCTTTCGAATCTTGGCTTGACCGACTTGAGGATGGCCAACTGTTGTTGAAAGTGCGGTATTGCCGCATCAACACCGACAATCTTTTCATGCCCTCGCGTGACTTCAAGCCCTTGGAGCCCATCTTCAATACGATAGCTTTCAAAGCCAATTGATTTTCGGACCTTTGGCTTTTCATAGTGGCGTACGAAGTCGGCCAACCGATCAGGGAGCAACTGCCTGATTAGACTTAAAGCCTCCGAATACCAAGCCTGATACTCCGATCTAAAATCCGGCACACCTTTAAGGAACTCTTCAGCTCCCTCCCCAAATTGCTTTTTGACTTCCTTGTCGAATTCACTGCGATGCGCAAGTCGTTGAATGCCATTGAAGAGGGCATCTCCCGTTGCGATCAACGCATCCAAGTCTTTCTTGTACCGCTCCAAATTCGAGATCATCGAACATTCCTTGATCAAAGGCTTTACGGCGTTACTTCAAGAGGGCTGCAAGGCTTCACAGAAGTTACAGAGTCAAGCAGAAGCTTTATAGGCTGACAAGATCGGAAATATCAACCATTTGAAGTGAGTCAGTTGAATACTCGCGCACTGAAGTCACTCCGGCCATCTTCCAGCGCCTGTCGCAGCGTCGCGGCAGCGATCCCGTACACACGCAGGTAGTCCCCCTTCCGCATCTTGGCCGCCTTGGCAGCATCCTGTGCGGCGATCTTCCTTTCGGGCCACACCAAGTCGTTCACCGCGTCCTGCAGCACCAACCTCATGCGCCAGCGGTCGGCCGGCTCATCCATTCGTAGCGCCGGCTTTTTGCCGTTGCGCCGATGCCACTGAATCTGCCGCATCACCCGCCTGGCCAGAGAGCGCCCCAGCGACGACAGGGACACACCCTGCCCTCGCAGCGCAACCGCCAACACGGCCTGCTTGGCCACCGAATCACGCATCATTCCTACCGCACCGGCGATATCGGCCGCAGCAAGTGGCGGCATGGTTGACCTACCTTCCGATGGCTCGCGGAAGCTCCCGCCCACCAGCATGCGTGCTATCAGCTCGAGAGGGTCACGCACCAGTGTTGGTTCTGGCACCTGCCCTTGGCCG